AGTCGGATTCGACGCGGCCCGTGAGCTCAGCGTCGACGGTTCCCCCGACGGTGATGCACGGGGCGGGATCGTTCTGGTTCGGAACGGTGTCGGCAACGTTCACCGCGAAATCAGTGAACGCCGCGAACACTTCCGTCAACGCTGCGAGCAGCCCGTCGTGCAGGCGGAAGATGATCACGCGAACCCACCTTGAGTGAGCGGGGCGAGGAGTTCCTTCACGCGGTTCGGGAACGAATACCCGGCGCCCGAGTTCCACTGACCCTCAGCAAGTGGAAGGCCTGCGCCTTTCGAGCCGCGCTGCGTTTGCCACAGGTGCAACAGCATCTGCTTGACGACGTGTTGCGCCAAGGCAAGCTTGTCGCCGCCGAGACCTGCCACGTACTCGACTTGCACCGAGTTGATCCCGGAAGCGAACGCACCGAGCGCGCCACCTGAAACCTTGTCGACCCACTCGCCGCCATCACGCAGGCGATACGCCGACGGTTCCAGCGCAACCCCGAACTCTGAAACGTCCGTGACCACCAGGGCCATCGGCTTGCGAAGAGCAATGGACCCTTGACCGCCATGCACGTCGTGCAACTCGGTGATCGCAACCGGCTCTAGCTGGATCCCTGCGACCTCACGCACCGCCGCTGTTGCGACGCGAATGAACTCGCGCAGTTCCTCATCGTGGGTCGCCTGATCGATGTTGAGGAACCGCTTAGCGTCCGCGAGCGAAATGAACGCAGAACCGTCCGACACGGTGAAGTTGTCCCGGTACGCCGACGCGTTCGCACCCGACGCCGCCCACGCCACCGTGAAGAACCCGACTACCGTAGGCGTGTACGCGACCTGATACGCCCCCGTCGCAGGGCTAGTCACAGCCGGTGTGACCGTTGACCCGTCCGGCAGCGTGATCGTGCAAACCACTGAACCGGCAGCCGCCGGGTCACCCGCGTCGTCAGTTACCGCGACAGCGAGAGTGACAACATCACCAAGGTCGATCATGGACGACGGCGACGCTTCGGCTTCGTGTCGGCGTCGGCGGTTTCAACCTCAGCCTCAGCGGCGACAGCCGTCTCCACCGGCTTGGTGTCGGCGTCGGCGGTTTCAACCTCAGCGCCTGCGGCTACCGCCAGGCCAGACGCGATCAGGTCCGCGCCTTCAGGCAGATCGACGACAACACCTGGTTTAGGCCAATCGCGGCCATCGCGCGTACCCGAGATTTGAACCAACATCTTTACTCGCATAACGACTCCCCTTGACGGATTCCTAAGTGATCAATCGCAGGCAGGGGCCGCGAGTGCCCCTGCCTGCTGTTGACGACTTAGGAAGCGCCGCCGATGAAGTGCTTGACCGCGCCAGTCGTATCCACCAGGTCGCCGTCAGCGCGAAGGATCGCGCGGTACGTCACCAAGTCGGAGTTGAAGGCGTAATCATCTGAACGCTCGAAACGAACGCCATTGACGAACCGGACGAAGTACTGCGAGAAGTCACCGAACAACACCGACTTCGCCGACGTTCCAGTCGCAGCAACGTTCGGATCCGTGCGAACCGGCTTACCCAGCAGGGTGTCCGGAACACCGATTTGCAGACTCGGCTGCCACAGGTACTGGCCGTCAGAGTCCTTGACCTTCCGGATCGTTGCGACCGTGGAATCACGGAGCAACCAACCGCAGCTAGGTGAGTTGCGGTACGGCCCAATGACCGAGTGGTACAGGTCGATCAGGTTGTCGAAGTTCGGAACACCCGCAACCGACGTTGCACCAGTAACACCGAGAGTGGAACCAGTGACGACACCGTTCGGCTGCGCTGAACCTGAACCGGTGATCGCATGAACACCGAACGCGTTACCGATCGCACGACCCGCCTGCATCGACAGGTAGCCCTCGAGATCAACCGACGTATCGGTGAGAAGCTCGTTCGACACCTGCAGCAGAACCGCGTACTTGTACGCATCCAACGGAACCTGCCCGAACGTCGGATCAGACTCCGAGATCGCAGCAGCCTCAGCCGTCAACGCACCCGTCGAATGCGCAGTCGTCTTAGGAATCTGGATCTGCTCACCACTGGTCGTGTTGAGCACCGTCGGGCCAGCCGCGAGGATGCCGCTGACCTCGATCAGGTGAGCCATCAGCTTCTCGTAAAAGCCGATCTTCACCGTGTTCCCACCAGCACCAGCCGACAGCTTCGACAGGTCACGGAACTCGGCAGTTCCCATCGGGCGTTCACTGCGGACAGTGAAACCCTTCGGGCCTTCACCCGACGCCCATGCGCGGATCTCGTCGCCCTGCGATGGGGCTTCGCGATCCTCTGGCTTGTCGAGGATGCTCCGGAAAGAAGCCTCCACGTCAGCGGCGCGCTGCAGATCGTCAGTGAACGCCTTGATGCGTTCGTCGGCTGCGTCGAGCGTCGCCGACATAGCGCGATACTGGCTGTCCTCTTCGGCTGTGAGCTCGCGGCCCTCAGCATCAGCGTGATCGAGGAGACCCTTGGCCTGCTCCCACACATTTGCGCGCTGCTCTTGCAGCCGCTTGATGTAATTCAATGACATCGCAATCAGCCCTTTCTCGGCATGGCGAATGGCCCCATCACGGACGTGTGGGGCTTCGTTATGGATTGGGTTGTGGCGGTGGGTTTCGCCCTGCCGCCGGGTACTGCTACTTGCGCCCGAGAAGTTCCAGGCGCTTGTGTTTCACCGAATCCGTACGGTGGGTATCGCCCTGCCGCCGATCGGAATCTTGGGAGCCCAGGTCAATGACGACCGGGGCATCTGCACGCAGGAGTTCACCGAGTTGGTTCGCGGCGGCGGCCTTCGTGATCGTGTCGAGTTCAATGGATCGATGCTCAGCCAACGACCGCAGTCCACTCGAGGTATCGAGGTACGCCGGGGAGATCACCGGGGCGACATCGACCAGCTGAATGGACCGCAGGATGCGCAGCGGGAACCCGTGTTCGGTGAAGTCCCACTCATCGTCCATGGTGCGGAACGCGAACGACGAGTGCGCCAAGTCTCCGCGCTCGGCAAGCGCGACACAGTTGCGCGCATAGTCGGTATCTGGGACGGGGCATTCGTAGTCCAGGCCAACATCGTCGGTGCGCAGCATCAGAGTTCCCGACGACACACGACCGAGTAGGTATTGGTCGTCATGCTGGAACCGGCACAGCACGTCAACGCCATCGCCGAGGGACTTATCAACGAGCCCGTCCGCGCAGGTCTCGACGTAGCCGCCAAGGTTCTGGGACAGGGTGTTGAACTTCAACGCGTACCCGCCGAGCGTCTTAGCTTCCGGGGCTCCGCGCAGTTCCACGGTTCCCGCTGTTGAACGCTTCTCAATCATGGTGCGACCTCCTCGGTCGTGGCTTTAGCGCCCGTGCGCTGGTTACCGTGCATAGCGAGCCATTCCGCTTTCTGCTCAGGCGTCAACGGCTTGCGGTCCTCAAGTCGACGCGCCTCATCCAACGTGAGCGTTCCGGTACGTAAACCGATCTCGTGGGTCTCGGCGCGAGTCTTCGTGTCGGCGCGAATCGTTGCGTCGATGTTGAACTTCACGTACTGATTCGCGGGCAACAACTTGTTGAAGTGATCCTCCACTCGCGTGAACCACGGGCGCATCGTCCGTGACGAGACCTTGATGTCATCCATTTCCACAGTCGCGTACGTCATCGACGAACCGCGTTCCCCGCCGACCTCTTCCGGCGGCACCCCGTAGATCGACGCGATCTGAGTAGCCGTCAACTTTGCCTGCTCGATGAAGCGGGCTTCGTCAGCTGGTACACCGATCGTCTTCAGGTCCCAGTCGCTACCGGTAACGAGAACGTCGCGGCCATCGACAGCGGCCTTGTACTTTGCCTTCACCTTCGTGGATTGCTCGTCGGTGAGAGTCTTCGCGGTGTTCTTGAAATGCGCCGACGGGATAGCACCGTTCGCGAACCAGTCGTGCGCAGTCTGCGACGCCGACGCGCCCGTCTCGAACGCCACCTTGAACAACCGGAGCGGCGATAACCCAACCCATCGGCCAGGAAGAGTGAACCAAGGAATGTGAACAAGGTCGTTCGCGTCGATCTCGCGGCCCTGCCAGTAGTAGATGGGCATCGAACCGGACTCGTCGACGCTGACTTCGTTTGGGGCGATCCACTCGCAGCCCACAGGGTCAGCGAGTCCGCGCCGAACGATCAGCCCATACGCGTTGCCGTAGGACAACAGCGAACTGATGCACTGGAACTTCCACGTGTGCAGTGCCCGTGACGGCGATGGGTCCGCAATCAGCTGCGGCTGGACCGCGAGGCGTTCACGTGAACCACTCGCATCCTCCGCGTATGCGTGCATCGGTGTCGCAGCGAACTGCTCAGCGATCAGCCGCTGCGCCGCGAACAGTGGGACCAGCCTCAGCGCGCTATCTGCCGACGAACCCAGAAGCGGAGACTGTGAGCCGACGCCGAACACGTCAGAGTAAGTCAGTGCACGCGATTCGCTGCGACGGAACAGGCTCACCGCGCTGCCCACAGCGACAACCCGAACACCGGAACCGCAGCCACCATCAAACCGACACCGAGCCCGACACCAGCCGGGAGCAAAGCGACAGCGAGCGCGACAATCCCCGCCGCGAACAACACAACCGCGAGAACGTCCAGCAGGGTCGTAACGAGTTCAGTCACCGTATGGCCCTCTCAGTAGATGGAATCTTCCACGTCATAATCAGCCGCGTTCAGCCACGCCCAATACGCGAAATTGATCGCCATGAAAGGACTGATATCAACCGAAGAATCAACTCGTGACCACTTCAAACCGTCACCAGACTTGCGACTAGCGATACCTGCAACCGCCGCGTCCAAAGCGGTGTCCGCGCGGTGGCGGAACTCCTTAGACGTCACAGCGCCTGTTAGTGCTGTACCGGAACGCTGCACGTCTTTGCTTTCGAACTCGACCCATTCGATGCGGTCCATTTCGCGGAGGTCAGTCAGTAGCGCACCCACCGGACCTGAAGGATCAACATGCACTTTCCACACGTCGAGCTTCTTGCAGACCTCGGGTAGCCGTTCGAACAACCAGTTCACGCCACGCTGATGCTCGATGACTTCACCGACCGCGTAGCCGTCAACCGACGTGCCCACAACACCGATCGCCGACGACACGAGACCTGGAGACGCATCGATCGCCAGATACTCTTCCGCGGCTGGTGCCGCTTCCTCGTCCGCGCACCACGACCACGTTGTCGGATTGAGTTCGTCCTCGGAGTCGGGTTGCATATTGTCGACCCATTGACAGAGCACTTCTGTGCGGAACACTTCGTCCGGTTCGTGCGCTGCCGCGGCGATGGTGCGTTCCGCGATGGTGTATCCCATCGACGGGTTCGCTTGAGCCCACGCAGACCGAT